CTACTTCTTCATCTGCTGTCCGAGGCGGATCCTATAATGTCATCTTTCTTGACGAGTTCGCTTTCATCCCGAATCACATTGCTGATGACTTCTTTGCCTCTGTTTATCCTACTATTTCTTCTGGACAGAGCACGAAGGTAATCATCGTATCCACGCCACGCGGTATGAATCACTTCTACCGTATGTGGCACGATGCTGAGAGAAATAAGAATGAATATGTACCTACAGATGTTCATTGGTCAGAAGTGCCTGGCAGAGATCAAGTTTGGAAAGAACAAACAATTGCCAACACTTCTGAACAACAGTTCAAAGTTGAGTTTGAGTGTGAGTTCTTAGGTTCGGTCAATACACTTATTAATCCAGCAAAACTTAGAAATCTTGTATATGAAGATCCCATCAAAAGAAATGCTGGTTTAGATGTTTATGAACATCCAAAAGAAGAGCATAACTATTTAATGACGGTTGACGTTGCTCGTGGTTTAGGTAATGACTATTCGGCATTTATTGTTTTTGATATTACTGAGTTTCCATATAAAGTAGTAGCAAAATATAGAAACAATGAAATCAAACCAATGTTGTTCCCCAGTGTTATCAATGAAGTTGCAAGAGGATACAATAATGCTTGGTTATTGGTTGAAGTCAACGATATTGGAGATCAAGTAGCAAATATTCTTCATTTTGATCTTGAGTATGATAATGTTCTGATGTGTGCAATGAGAGGTCGTGCTGGTCAGATTGTTGGTTCTGGTTTTAGTGGAAAGAAGTCTCAACTTGGTGTGAGAATGACCGCTGCTGTTAAAAAACTTGGATGTTCCAACCTCAAGACTTTATTGGAGGATGATAAGTTACTTACAGTTGACTATGATATCATTTCAGAACTTACAACTTTTGCTCAACGTCATAACTCTTTTGAAGCAGAAGAGGGTTGTAATGATGACCTAGCAATGTGCCTTGTAATTTTCTCTTGGTTAGTTGCTCAAGACTACTTTAAAGAGATGACGGACAATGATGTTCGTAAAAGAATCTATGAGGAACAAAAGAATCAGATAGAACAAGACATGGCACCATTTGGTTTTATATCTGATGGTTTCGATAGTGAAACTTTCATTGATAAAGATGGTGATAGATGGCATTTAGATGAGTATGGTGATCGCTCATTTATGTGGGATTATCTTTAATGGACTTAGATGATCAAATTGAACTAGAGCATATATTATTCTTTGACAGAAAATGTCGTATTTGTGGTAAAGTTAAAAACTTATTAGATGATTTTTATCTGACACGTAAAGGTAGAGGTTCTTTCCCATCTTCATATTCATATGAGTGTAAAGAATGCACTAAGACAAGAATTATATCTAAGAGAAAAAATAAAAATTGTAGAGTTGAGTGGGAATATCCTGACTGGTAGGTTGTTCACGTACAGATTCCCCATTCAAAGTAGGCTTTTTAATAAATAATTTCAGATTAATTCTGGATAACACGGAGAATAAAGATGCCGCTAAACTTAGCATCTCCTGGAATTGTAGTAAGAGAAGTTGATTTAACAGTAGGAAGAGTCGATCCTACTTCAGATTCTGTTGGGGCAGTTGTTGGACCATTTGCTAAAGGTCCTGTTGGGTTTCCCGCAGTAGTTGAAAATGAGAATGACCTGTTACAAACTTTCGGTCAACCATACAGCACTGATAAGCATTATGAGCATTGGATGGTTGCTTCATCATACTTAGCGTATGGTGGAACTCTAAGAGTTGTAAGAGCAGATGATTCTGGTCTTAAGAATGCTTGTGCAGGAACTTCATCCGACATTAAAATTAAAAGTGAAGAGCATTATAACCAACTCGGGTATGATGAAAATACCATTACAGGTTACACGGTAGTTGCCAAGAATCCTGGAACTTGGGCAAATGGTATTAAGGTTGCTCTTCTAGACGCTAAAGCAGACCAAACTCTAGGAATTGTTACAACTGGTCTTGTAGTTGGTTACGGAGTAACTCAATCAATTACTTCAGTTTTACCCGGAGCAGGAACAACTTCAGTTCTTAATGGTCAACTTAAAGGAATTATCACTGGAATCGGCGCAAGCACCATTGATGTAAAGGTTTTAAGTTACACTGCAACTGGTGGAACTGAAACTGCTGTAGATTACCAACCAAATGGTGTATATTATTTTGGTACTACAGGAAATCTCACAGTAAGAAATAACTCCAACATTGGAGTTGCTACTATTGCAGTTTCATCTCAAGTTGATTGGTTTGGCAACCAGTCAATAGCACTTTCAAACAGCACTATTGAGTGGGAAACTCTTGCACCAAGACCATCAACTTCAGCATATGCTGCTGCAAGAGGAGCAAGATTTGACGAAGTTCACGTTGTTGTATTTGATGATCTAGGAACTGTAACTGGAAATGCAGGAACAATTCTTGAGAAGCACTTAAGTCTTTCTAAGGCAAAAGATGCTGAGTTCTCACTTGGTTCTCCATCATATTGGAGAAAGTATCTTGCAACAAACTCACAGTATGTCTTTGGTGGTTCCGAACCAGCAGGAACAGTTTCGAGTGGTTTCTCCGCAGATGGTTATACCGTTGCCACAGATAGTGCTTGGGATCAAGATGCAGATGGAGCTATCTTTAAAGTTACTGGTTCAAATGTTTTAACGCTTGCAAGCGGTAAAAACTACGGTGGAACAACTGGTATCACATCAACTGGTGCTCTTACTCCTGGTTTAAATGATATCATCAGTGGTTACACATTATTTGAAAATACCGAAAACTATGAAGTTGACTTCATTCTGATGGGTTCTGCAAACTATCCAAAAGAAACTGCACAAGCACTTGCTAATAAGTGTATTGCAGTTGCAGAAACAAGAAAAGATGCCTTGGCATTTATTTCACCATACAGACAAGCTTTCTTGAATGATTCTTCCGTAGGCACAGTAACTGTTAATAGTGATGAGACTATTACAGATAACGTAATTAGTTTCTATGCACCAGTTACTTCCACAACTTATGGAGTATTTGATAGTGGATACAAGTACATGTATGATAGATTCAATGATGTATTCAGATATGTTCCTCTGAATGGAGACATTGCTGGAACCTGTGCAAGAAATGACATCAACAACTTCCCATGGTTCTCACCAGCAGGAACTTCTAGAGGTGCAATTCTAAACGCAGTAAAACTTTCATACAATCCAAGTAAAGTTCAAAGAGACAAACTGTACTCAAATAGAATCAACCCAGTCATCTTCTCGCCTGGAGATGGAATCGTTCTATTTGGTGATAAGACTGGTTATGGTAAGTCGTCGGCATTTGATAGAATCAACGTTCGTCGTCTGTTCATCTATCTTGAAGATGCTATCGCAGCAGCTGCCAAAGATCAACTCTTTGAGTTCAACGATGAGATTACCAGAACTAACTTTGTAAATATCATTGAACCATTCCTTCGTGATGTTCAGTCCAAGAGAGGAATCTTTGACTATGTTGTTATTTGTGATGAGACCAATAATACCGCTGCTATTATTGATAATAATGAATTTGTTGCTGATATCTACATCAAACCAACAAGAAGTATCAACTTCATTGGTCTGACCTTTGTTGCCACTAGAACTGGCGTATCTTTTGAAGAAGTCATCGGTAACGTTTAATCAAACTTAGAGGTACTTAAAAATGGCAACCAGAAATCAACTAAATCCACCCCCACTAAGAAAGATTACTGACTTCAAAAGTAAGCTAACTGGTGGCGGCGCTCGCGCCAATCTATTTGAAGTCGTAATGTCTTTCCCAGATGCTGCTCAACCAGGATCTGTTGTTCTTGATAAAATTAGATTTTTAGCAAAAGCAGCAAACCTTCCAGCATCAAACGTAGCAAATATTGAAGTTCCTTTTAGAGGAAGAGTTCTTAAGATTGCTGGAGATAGAACCTTTGATACCTGGACTATTACAGTTATCAACGACACTGACTTCTCTATTCGTTCAGCGTTTGAAAACTGGATGAATAAGATGAACAGAGTTTCTGATAACACTGGTCTCACAAACCCAGCAGATTATCAGTCTGACGCTTTTGTTTATCAGTTAGATAGAAATGGCGGTACTCTCAGACAGTATCACTTCTATGATGTTTTCCCAACTCAAGTAACTCCTATTGAACTTTCATACGATGCACAAGGAATTGAAGAATTCCAAGTTGAACTTCAGGTTCAATGGTGGGAAGCTGTTAAGGGTAATGCCGATGCAGCAGGCGGAGAAGACATCAACTAAATAGTAGAATAATAAGAGTTTAAACTTTATAATATGGCAAAACTTTTTGGTTTTTCTATTGAGGATTCAAATCCAAAGTCACCTTCAGTAGTATCCCCCGTTCCTCAAACCAATGAGGACGGGGTTGATAATTATATTGCTAGTGGTTTTTATGGTCAGTACATTGATATTGAAGGTGTTTATCGTTCAGAACACGATCTAATTAAAAGATATCGTGAAATGGCACTTCACCCAGAGTGTGATGCTGCCATTGAAGATGTTGTGAATGAAGCAATTGTGAGTGATCTTTATGATTCACCGGTAGAAATAGAACTTTCTAATTTGAATGCAAGTGATAAACTTAAAAAAATAATTAGAGACGAATTTAAATATCTCAAAGAAATATTAGACTTTGATAAAAAGTCTCACGAAATTTTTAGAAACTGGTACATTGATGGAAGAATTTATTATTTAAAAGTTATTGATGTAAAAAGACCAGATCAAGGAATTCAAGATCTCAGATTCATTGATCCAATGAAAATGAGATTTGTTCGTCAAGAAAAAAAGACAAGCAAGAGAGATTATATTTCTGTTAGTAAAGTAGATGAAACAAAAGTTATAACTCCAGAGATTGAAGAGTATTTTCTCTATACGCCTACGCCAAATTATCCAACAGGAATGTTCTCTGGAAGTAATAACCAGAAAGGTGCTGTAAAAATTGCCAAAGACTCAATTACATATTGCACCTCAGGTCTTGTAGATAGAAACAAGGGTACGGTTCTTTCATATCTGCATAAAGCAATCAAAGCACTCAATCAACTTCGTATGATTGAGGACTCTTTGGTCATTTATAGATTATCAAGAGCACCAGAGCGTCGTATTTTTTATATTGATGTTGGTAATCTTCCAAAAGTAAAAGCAGAACAGTATCTTAAAGAGGTAATGTCTCGCTACAGAAATAAACTTGTCTATGATGCATCGACTGGTGAAGTTCGTGATGACCGCAAGTTCATGAGTATGCTTGAGGACTTCTGGTTACCAAGAAGAGAGGGTGGTAGAGGAACTGAAATCACAACTCTTCCTGGTGGACAGAATCTTGGAGAACTCACTGATGTTGAGTATTTCCAAAAGAAACTCTACAGAGCACTTGGGGTTCCAGAGTCAAGAATTGCTTCTGATGGTGGTTTTAATCTTGGTCGTTCATCTGAAATTTTAAGAGACGAACTTAAGTTTGCAAAATTTGTCGGAAGACTGAGAAAGCGTTTTGCGAATATGTTCAATGATATGCTTCGCACGCAACTTATTCTGAAGAATATCGTAACACCAGAAGACTGGGAAACAATGAGCGATCATATTCAATATGATTTCCTTTATGATAACCAGTTTGCAGAACTCAAAGAATCCGAACTTATCAACAATAGACTTGCAACTTTGGCAACTATTGAACCATACATTGGGAAATATTATTCCACTGAATATGTTCGCAAGAGAATTCTGAGACAAACTGACTCTGAGATAATTGAAATTGATGAGCAGATTGAAGATGAAATTAGCAAAGGAATTATTCCAGATCCATCTCAGGTAGATCCAATTACTGGAGAACCATTACCTCAACCAGGAGAGGGTAGTGGTATGGCAGGAATGGGTCAAGATGTAATGGGTATGGGTCAAGTTCCAGCAGAACCAGATCTGGAAGCACAAGGAGCAGCAACAGATGCTCAAATGCAAAAAGATGCTAAGAAGGCTGAGATATAAATAAAGTTATACTTAATAACTTAAATTTATGGAAGAAGTTATCGATTTGATTGCAACTGACGCATCTCCTTCGGATATTAGTGACAAAATTAAGTCACTTTTGTTCTCAAAAGCTGCTGAAAGAATTGAAGTTGCAAAACCCATTGTGGCTACATCAATGTTTGGTGAAACTGAAGACACCGAAGAAGAAACTGGGGAAGAATAATGGCTACAAAAATAGTTCAAAGTGTAAATCGTATTTCTCCAACAGTATCAGTAGCTGCAACTAGTAATCCTATTGCATTGAAAAGTGGGTACATTAGAGTTTCCACTGGGGCTACAGGAGTTTATATTGACATTGGATCAAATCCAACGCCAACTACAAACTCTTTCCATATTCCACCATTTAGTGCTGAAGTTATAAAAGAAAGAATTGCTAAGCAAAGAATTGCTGGCATTACAACTGGAGCAACAACAGTAATTACTTTCCCAGAAAATGCTGGACACCCATTTTTAGTGGGTGATTATGCAACAATTGAAAATGCTCAACCAGTTGGTCTTAACACTGTACATCAAGAAGTTACGGCAATAACAGATTCTTCAATTACACTTTCGGCAAATACATCATCAACTGTTGGTGTAGTAACCGCATCTAATGCAACAGTTTCTAGAAGTGTAAAGGTTGGAGCACTTGCCGCAAGCAGTGGAACAGATGTAAGCATCATAGAAGTAACCCAATTAGTTTCCGAATAAAAATGAAACTCATTACAGAAGAAATTTCAAAAGTAGAATTTATTACTGAAGGTAAAGGATCTTCTAAAAAGTCCTATATCAAAGGTATTTTCTTACAGGCAGAACAAGTTAATCGTAACGGAAGAATGTATCCTCTTGCCATTATGGAAAGAGAGGTAACCCGTTATAATGAAAACTTTGTTCAGAAAGGTCGTGCTCTTGGTGAACTTGGTCATCCTGATGGTCCAACTGTAAACCTTGATAGAGTTTCACATAAAATTTGTGAACTTTACAAGGATGGCAATAACTTCATCGGTAAAGCTCAACTTCTTGAGACACCAATGGGTAAAATTGCCAAGTCACTAATTGATGAAGGCGTTATGCTTGGCGTTTCTTCTCGTGGTGTAGGTTCACTCAAGATGACCAATGAGGGTCATAAAATTGTCGGTGAAGATTTTATGTTAGCAACCGCTGCAGATATCGTTGCCGATCCTTCTGCTCCTGATGCTTTTGTTCAGGGAATTATGGAAGGAAAAGAATGGGTTTGGGAAGGTGGTATTCTTCGTGAAAGACTTGCCGAGCAAACTCAAAAGAGAATTAATACTCTTGTTGATCAAAAAAGACTTGAAGAGCATAAGTTGAATCTTTTCAACGATTTCCTATCAAATCTTTAATTTATAAATAAATATAGATTATCACAGAATCTAAACAAAAATGTCCGTTGGTAGCAATTTACAAGAAATGGAAAACGTAGTAACCAAAGGAGCTGCACCTGCTGAACCAATGCATAGCGGCGGCGCACCTTATGAGGATCTTGGCGGTCCTACTCCAGAAAACTATCGTCCCGATGACGATTCAGCTGCACTCAAAACTCCCGGTGCAACTCTTGCTCAGGTCAAAGATGTTGTCAATGCGAAAGCAATGAAGGCAGAAGAGACCGAAGTAGAGGAAGAAGTCATCGAAGAGGAAACCGAAGACGAAACCGAAGAGGTTGAGGGCGGTGAAGAAGTGGAAGAGGATTCCGCTGAAGAAGAGGTTGTAGAAGAAGAAGTACAAGAGTTTGACATCGAAGAAGATGTTAATGCACTTCTTGCAGGTGAAGAGCTTTCTGAGGAATTCCAAGAGAAAGCACGTACCATCTTCGAAACTGCTATCAAGACTAAGGTTGGAGAGATCAAAGAGCAACTCCAAACCGCATACGAGCAAGCACTCGTAGAAGAAATCGAAACTATTAAAGTTGGTCTGACCGAAAGACTCGACGCATACCTTGAGTATGTTGCCGATGAGTGGATCCAAGAGAACGCTCTCGCAGTTGAGCACGGTCTTAAGACTGAAATGACTGAATCATTCCTTGCTGGAATGAAGAGTCTTTTTGAAGATCATTATGTTTCAATCCCTGAAGATAGATATGATGTAATCGAGAGCATGGTAGATAAACTTGATGAAATGGAA